TTGCAGAAGATGGTCAGTTCGCCCTTGAGGTTATGGAGTACATCAACCAGAAGGTGAACCAGTTCAAGCAAGAGGACGGCTGGCTGTACGCTATCTACGGCACTCCCGCTGAAAGCCTGTGCGGATTGCAGGTTGAGCAGTTCCGCAAGATGTACGGCGTGATTGAGAATGTGTCCGATAAGCCCTATGTCAGCAATTCCTTCCACTGCCATGTCACGGAGGAACTGACCCCTATCCAGAAGCAAGACCTGGAAGGACGGTTCTGGAACCTATGCAACGGCGGCAAAATCCAGTATGTCCGCTATCCCGTCAGCTACAACATTGACGCAGTTCGTACCCTTGTGCGCCGCGCAATGAAGCTGGGCTACTATGAGGGCGTGAACCTGTCCCTTGCCTACTGTGATGACTGCGGTCACCAGCAGCTTGAGATGGATACCTGCCCTAAGTGTGGCAGTACCAACCTGACGAAGATTGACCGCATGAATGGCTATCTGTCCTATTCCCGTGTTCACGGGGATACCCGCCTGAACGCTGCGAAGATGGCTGAAATCGCGGAACGGAGGTCTATGTGATGCTGGAATACACCGTATCCAAAGAAAAGGGTAGCAACCGCTACTATGTGTGCCGGGTAGGAGAGGAACGCGTTCCTCTCTCCCGCCGCTTCACTGATAAGAAGAAAGCCCTGCACCATGCGGCTGACATGGAGGGCATGGACTACAAGGAGTACATGGGACTCTACAGAAAGGAGAAAGCAAGCCATGATTAAGATTGAGAAAGCGGATGTGAGCGGCTGGGAAGCTGCTATCCGTGGTATGAGAAATCCCCTGAACAGTTGGGATAAGTCTGATAGCCACTGGTGCAACGGTGAGGATTGCCCTATGGTAGAAAACCAGCATGAACCCGCCTATGACTGCGCGGAGCGTACTTACTGCCTGGGTGAGAAAGACCTTGACCTGATGAAGCGTCTGGTTAAGGCTGGCAGTGACCACGGTAAGTTCATGCGTATGCTGCTGGTCACCGTGGACGTGACCGCGCCCTTCTACTGGTGGAAGGAATACGATACCTACAAGGTGGGAACCGTGGCTAACTCCTGTTCTACCATGCACAAGATTACTTCCAAGCCCATTGAACTGTCTGACTTCTCTATGGATGATTTCTATATGGATGACATTGGCATTGACCTCAAGGACATGTTCATTGGTGTAGTGGCTGACTGTGAACACCTGCGTAATAAGTATCTGGAAACGAAGGACAAGCGGTACTGGCGTGGTCTTATCCAGCTTCTCCCCAATTCCTACAATCAGAAGCGCACCCTGCTTCTGAACTATGCGGTGCTGCGGAACATCTACCACTCCCGGAAGAACCACAAGCTGACCGAATGGCACACCTTCTGTGCATGGGTGGAGAGTCTGCCCTATAGCGAACTGATTACGGGAGGTACGGGCAATGATTAACGCGAAGGGTGAAACCATATACACCAGCGCGGAAATTGCCTATGAGTTAGGGTTATCCCCGGCTACGGTCAATGCTGTAGGAAAACGTCTGTTTGGTAGCGGCAGAGTACCGCACTGGACTATCAATGACGCAAAGTTGATTTGCGAGTACATCAAGTCCATTTCCGTTGAGGAAGATGCAAAGAGGTTGGCGGCACTGCATGAAGTGGTTGCGTCAATCATGGGTGACCAGAAGTTCACCGATGCTGATACCAAAGAACGGGTGAATAAGGACATTCATATCAGATAAGGAGGACGGGATTATGGACTATTCCAGAATACCTAATGAATTAAAGAATATGAAGCAGTGGGTGTGTACCTGGGACGGTTCCAAAATCCCCATGAAAGCCTTTGAGCGTAAAGCCGCTTCCTCCACTGCACCTGATACCTGGGCTACCTTTGAGCAGGCGCAGGCTGCGGTGGAGGGCGGTCACTATGACCAGATAGGTTTTGTGTTTGCGGATACTGGGCTGGTAGGTATTGATATTGACGCAGGCTTTGAGGATGGTCTTATGACCCCTCTGTGTGCGGATATTATGAAAACCTGCCACTCCTACAGTGAGAAGTCCAGAAGCGGACGCGGCGTACACATTCTGCTGCGGGGCAATCTCCCCTTCACGGGGAGAAACAACCTCAAGGGCGTAGAGATTTACCGGGCGCGTAGGTTCTTCATTATGACGGGCAAGGTCATTCTGTTCCCTGAAATCATTGAGAACCAGGAAGCCATTGACTACGTGGTGCAGAAGTATTTCCCGGAAGGTGAAAAGTCCAGCAGCAACGGCAAGCCGCTGGTGCAGAAAATCTACTCCCCGCAGTTCCGCAAGCCAGAGGGCGGCAAGGTCTTTGTCAGACCTGACTACCCTGAAATTCTGTCAGGTGGCAGAAACATTTCCCTCACGTCCCTTGCAGGGGCGATGCACAATACTGGTTACAGCAAAAACCAAATATTTAGAGAACTGTGCTATGTGAACCAGACATGTTGCACCCCACCCCTGCATGAGCGTGAGTTGGAAACGATATGTGACAGCGTTACAAGATACAGGAGGTAACTACTATGCTGGCTATTATTCAGGTTGGACACAATGACGCGTCTGACCGTTATATCAGAAACAAAGTGAAAGCCGTGATGCAGGCGGGTATGACCGCAGAAGTCATTAACCTGCCTGAAACCTGTACCACTCTGGACGTTCTGGACGCAATCACGCTGATTGGCAGAAGTTCAGAGTGCAGGGCTATCATGGTACAGCTTCCCCTTCCTGACCATATCAACAAGGAAGTAGTGCTGCGGAGCATCCCGGAACACATGGACATTGACGGGCTGAACCCCAAAAGCGAACACAAGCCCCTCACTCCCTGCGCTATCATGCGCTGGTTGAAGGAGCAGCACATCCGACTCCCCGGCAAGAATGTGGTCATCCTGGGCAGAAGTGAGTTGGTGGGTAAGCCCCTTGCTAACCTGATGATTGACGCAGGCGCAAGCGTGACGGTGCTGAACTCCCTCACAGAGGAATGGTTCAGAAGAAACGCCTGCTACACTGCTGACATTATCGTGTCTGCGGTTGGTAAGTGGGGAACCGTGTTCCGGGACTACGTGAACAACGGGAAGAAGATGGTTGTCATTGACGTAGGCATCAACCGCGACAATGACGGTAAACTGTGCGGCGATGTGTCGCACCTTGCAAAAGCACTGGTAGAACAGAACGGCGGTATCTGTACTCCCGTCCCTGGCGGCGTGGGTAAGTGGACTGTCCGCGAACTGGTTCTCAGACTGGCAGAAATGGAGGGTAGGCATGGCACGAACATTATACCTGAATGATGGTTCGACTGAATACGTCTTTGCCGGGATGACGGAAGAAGATGTACTGAAAAAGATTATCTATGAGCGTCTGGGTAGGGACTGCGAAGAACTGTACGATGAAGTGATTGCAGAATACCGCTCCACTGACCCAGAAGATTATGAGCGCATTGCAGACGGGTATCACAATACCCTGGTGAATGTGCTGAACGAACTGGAAGCTGCACTGGCAAAACCCCGGTTGAACCGCAAAGAGGTTGAGCAAATTTGCAGTAATCTTAGAAGGGAGGTTTAACCGTGGCTGATGAATTGTTTCAGCTTTCCAATGGACGCTACATCACGTCTGAGGAAATCAGTAAGAAGATGTACTACATCAAGTCCGTTCACCCGGAACTGCCCTATCAGGAGAACTCCACGGGGTATAGCTGGGATGAAGCAGGCATGGCTGACCTGTTCAGTGAGTGTTATCAGAACGATACCCGCTACTGTGCAGAAGCTAAGTCCTGGTTCACCTATGACTCTGGCAGATGGCAGAAGGACGTGGGTTCCCTACTGGTAGCTGCCAAGATTAAAGAGTTCATCCGACTCATGGCGTTGTACTGTGGTGAAATCGCTGACGATGAAAAGCGTAAGCAGTACATGTCTTTCGTGGCGAAGATGGGTGACCGCCGCTTCCGTGACCGACTGATGAAGGACGCTGCGGACAGTATGCGTATTGAAGCAGAACAGTTTGATACTCACCCGTATCTGATTAACTGCAAGAACGGAACCTATGACCTTGAGAGCATGGAGTTCCGTGAGCATAGATGGCAAGACTTCCTGACCATGCAGACCAACTTTGAGTACAGTGTACAGGATGTGCGCTGCGAGCGTTGGGAGAAGTTCATTCAGGAAGTTACCCAGAACGATTATGAGAAAGCGGACTACCTGCAACGCGCTCTGGGTTATTCCATTCTGGGAACCAGCAAGGAGGAATGTATGTTCATCCTGCATGGTAAGACCACCAGAAACGGCAAGAGTACCATGCTTGATGCAATTCAGCACTTGCTGGGTGACTACTCTACCGTTGCCCCGGTTGAACTCATTTGCCGCAGTGACCGCGCGAAGAACGCAGAAGCAGCTAATCCTGTGCTGGCGAAGTTGAAGGGTAAGCGCATGGTCACCATGAGTGAGTCTGATACGGCGGGTAAGCTGGATGAAGCTACGATTAAGCAGTACACGGGCGGTGAGGACATTACCGCGCGAGAACTGTATCAGAGTGCTATCACCTACAAACCGCAGTTTACTATGTGGCTGTCCTGTAATGACCTGCCTGCTGTAAAGGATAAGAGTCTGTTTGCTTCTGACCGTGTGCGTGTCATTGAGTTCAACAGACACTTCACCGATGCAGAACAGGACAAAGGCTTGAAGGACTACTTTGAAAGCCCAGAAGCGATGAAGGGTATCTTTACCTGGCTGATTGCTGGCTACTTCAAGTATCGCCGCTTTGGTCTGCGGATGAATGATAACATGAAAGCCGTGGTCAAACAGTATGAGCGTGACAATGACCTTGTGCTGCAATTCCTTGAGGAAAAGTGTGAGCAGAAGGACGATGCTATCACGAAAGCAAAGACTCTCTTTGATACCTATAAGATTTGGTGCAAGAGCAACGGTTACTACGTGTGCAGCATGAAGAAATTCAATGCAGAAGTGACCGCACACCCTGAATGGTATGCAGAAAAGGCTATGAGCGGCGGCGTTACAGTATACCGTGGACTGTCCTTGAAGCCTGTTTAAGCATAAAACTGTAGAGCATGTAGAGTATTTTAGCATTTTGCTATAATTTACTCTTAGTACGCGCGTATATAGAAGAAGTTATAGCAAAACACGATTTTGCTCTACTTGCTCTACAAAAACATCACAGAAGGAGGATTTCACAATGGAAAGCTATGTCGAAAGATGGGAACGGGAGCAGAAGGAGAAGAAAGCCGCTGCGGAAAAGAAAGCCCAGAGAAAAGCCCAGAAGATGAAGAACGCGCAGAAGGAGGTAGCCCAGGATGGCAAGGACACAAGGGGCGAAGGACACGAAGCCCAGGAAGCCGCGGGAAGATGATAATAAACCCTGGGAGAGTTCCCCGATAATTCAGGGACATAACCCTGACCTTCCAGAAGGGTACAATACTAAGCGTATCATGTTCATGCAGGCTATTCTACCTACAGAACCCCTTGACCATGATGATGTGGAGGAAATGGAAAGACGTTTCCAGAAGTATCTACAGAAGTGTGCAGAATGGGATATGAAGGTAGGCAATCAGGCGGCGTATGCTGCTATCGGTATCAATAAGGATTTGGTGTATGAATGGACTGTGCGTAGACAGACGAACCCCAAGCGCACCGAATTTATTAAAAAAGTGCAACAATTCTGCGCCATGTACCGTGAAGGACTCATGGAGGATGGCAAGGTCAACCCGGTTACGGGTATCTTCTGGCAGAAGAACTATGACGGCATGAAAGACCAGCAGGAAGTTGTTCTCACGCCTAACACTAACCCTCTGGGTGACCAGCAGGACGCAGAAGCACTCAAGCAGAAGTATCTGGAAAATACCTATGGGGTTACGGGAGAACTCCCAGAAGGGGCAGAAAGCCCTTTACAGCTTCCAGAAAGCACAGAAGGGGTTATTGTCGAACCTGCGGAAACTCCCAGAAAGCCCAGAAGGGCGCAGAAAGCCCCTATAACCGAATAACCCACCTCACCCCGGCGCGGCTCCTGTGGCTGTGCTGGGGTCTTTCCATGCCCTGCGGGGCTGTCCCGCTCCTGCTGCCCAGGGTGGCGGCGTGGGCTGTGCCTGCTGCGCTCCTGACCTGCTGACCGCCTGCGGGACGCTGTGCGCCCTCCTGGGCGTGTTTCTGCTGCGGGTGGGCAGTTACACCACGGGACGCGCTGCGACTGTCCTGGGCTGTCTGAGCGCGTCAGGGCATAATAAAACCCCGGCAGGCTGTGAACCTGTCCGGGGCTGTCCTGGGCTTAAAATAGCTTGATGCGGGGGCGTTGCTTTCTCCAATACTTTACCATGCTGTGCAGGCTGTCCGCGTCTATCATGGGGACATTGTACAGCTTCAAGCCGTCAGGGGTCATATAATAGCCCTGTCCGTATCTGGGTAGGAGTTCGCAACCCTTCAAGCCTAATATATTACGGCTGTCTTGTGCGGAGCGGGTGCGGAGTGCTACACGCGCGTCAAAGTTTACTTTTATGGGCGTGGGTATTACTGTAGCAAGTGGGCATTGTGTGGCGGCTATAACGTGGACATTTGCGGCGCGTCCTATCTGACATAACCGTTGTATGAGC